GGACCTCCTAGTTGCCTAGTCGCCATGTAACTCAGCCGCCGATTCCGGCCAAGTACACCATTTAGTTAGTGCTCCCCAGTGATTTTTCCGAGACAACTGACTCCCTCTAACGTTAGCGTGTAGTCCTACGGTACCACCCGTTTGTTGGCTACTGCTCTTTACTCATAGTAGGTTTTAGTCCCCGGAGACCCCACTGGGGCTAACCGTCTAATGTTTATTTTCGTTTTGCACTAAGTGCTTTTATATTGTTTTTGGTTTTTGTTGCATTTCTGCTTTTGTATTGTTTTTGTATTTTGTGCGCCAAAACGCTTTTATTTAAATATAGATAGCTAAAAGTGAACTAAAAATAGAATAAAATAAAATAAAATAAACTAAATAAATTAAATTGATGAATTTTAATACGATTTTACTGGTAACCTTCCTTTGGGCAAAGGCTCCACAACCGTTTCTTCTGCGAACTCATAGGTATTTGCTCCGTCCACTAATTTTGTTCCTGCGGCCAGCACACTTGGTAATAGCTGTGGTGCTATAATTATCTTTGCAAAGTCTACTACTATATTTGCTCCAGTAACTGGTACAAAGTCTAATAAACTATACACAGATGGGTACGATGCAGTGATTGCCGTATAGGCAACCTCTATATATTGTATCGCGCCTGCGAGTGTTGGTCTAGTTATCAAGAATGGTATGTAATTCAAACCATATCTGCCGTAACCTGCCGCTATTCCACCGTTGGAAATTGTGTTACTAGCCGACTTAATCAGCAATGGTAACCACCAACTGGTTGAGGAACCTGCATCTACTGTTTTCCCTGGGTACGGTGTGCCGTTTACAGATGTAAGTACAGCAGCGTTAATATTGACGTCTTTATTAGTGAGCGACAAATTATAGTTCGAGAATGTTCTAAACATTAACGACGGATCCCCAGTTCCATATTTTCCATATGCATCCCTACCTAGCACTGTTAATATCCCATTAGGGACCATTAGTGTATTAATCCACAGTGCTATGCTCTTGCCTGCATCATACTCATCCCCGATCCAAAATAGTGGATTCAATGTATCACCAGCTACTTTGGCTGCCATCGATATTGGTCCAGCATTAGGCACTGTGATCGTGGCAATTTGTGTAGCCGTTCTCGTGGTGCTCGCCGGTGCTATGGTAGCCAATTGTGGTGTAAACAGCCTAACCCTATACTTGACATATAATTCCCCAAGACCAGTGGCAGCGGTGGGCGTGCCTTGACTAGCTATGAAGAAATTGCCTACATCAGTTGTCTTAATGTCCTGGCCGGTTGCTGCTGAGGTTCGTATGTATCTTTGCACTCCAAATTTTCGCAAGTCTGATCCCATGGCATTAAAGGAAGTCTCTCCCCAAGGCGCCGTTCTCACGGCCCCCTGATAAGACATAATAGTTGCCTTGTTTGGTGGTATGGGATCACTAGCATCGTAGTCTATCGCCAACATCATACTGCCTGAGGTTGTTGTCGGGCAAATCGGCTTATAAGAAAAAGATAGACTCTCGAAAATGTAAGACTCGTACCGACTAGCAATGCTAGAAAGCCACGGAAATGTTGTCGACAAGCCCGGATTAATGGAATAAGTAGTAAGAAACCAAGTAGCAATAGCAGAACTGATATCGCTAATATACTCTTCGTGATCCACGACCACCGAGCCATTCTTGTTGATTAGCTTTGGTGCTCTGGACTTCTTGTTGACGCTAAGTGAGACAAAAGCACGAGTAATTCCCGTAACTTTTCTTGCCGAATTCTTATTAGGTCTTGGTTTTCCTGAATTAGTCTTACGTACCTGTTTTCTACGTCTTGTTGTCTTTGACGCACGTTTTTGCTGCGCTTCATTCATCTAAGTATAAACAATATAATAAAATAACGAATAATAATAATAATAAACAATAGTAAAATATAGAGATATATATCTAATTGGTGTTTTAATTTAAGTGAAAATTGGTATAGATTCCTACTAGGTTGGTTGCCTCTTTAGTTCTATACTTCCGCCCGGAGATTATGTTTTCTATAGCTAACTGTGTTTCGGGTGCTATCCCGAATGCTCTCTCAAATGATAATCTGCTGTCTCTACTTACAGGCTTGAACCGGATTCTTCCCTGGTTCATACTCTTAGCCCATACTTTATCGACTTTGCCTAAAGGCCGGGCTCCCTGAGCCAATTCTAGTAATCTTACCGCTAGCGTCTGGAGTATAGGAACTCCGGCACTGCCCGCTAGCTCACACAATCCTAAAGATCTGTAATATCGTAAAACGGTCTTTGCGTCCAATTTCTTGTCGGAATAGCACACCCTGGAAAGGGCACGCAAAGGCTTCTTCACCATTAGCCAATTGCCATCTATGCAAACTGGCGAAGCCTGACAATATGAAATTTCCTCAAAGTGATATGTACTTATTTCCATCTCTGTTTCTTGGTTAAGTGATCTGAAAATATCCAGCCATTCTTTCCCAAAATGGCCATTAATGGCCACCCAGAGTTCATGTTCTAACATTGTCACCGAGTCATCCCCGTTTATCTGTAAATATACTATCCAATCTTCAAACTTGCCTTTCAACACCCCCGCATCTAATAAAATATATATAATGCATTCAAAGACACTCTCTATAATATGCTTGTTGGAAACCCCATTTTCGTCTGAGGTAGTGAACTCTCCCGAACATCTCTTACCACTAGCATCGAACTGTACGCCATTGCTAGAGTATCCGGTGGTTTTAAACTGCTCGTCTAGTAGTCTTGACAAAAGATTGATCCTATGACGAATCTTGTCACTACCAGCATATTTCTTCCACATTTTGTTGGCCACGCCTATTAAAGGTCTACAAAAATGGCCATCCCAATTCCTATGATCTAAGCATACTGCTACTGGCTTCCTCAACTTGAGCCAGAACGACCTCATGTTGTCTGCTATAGCGCAGCCCAACATATTTTTAGTGAATATTGTATTCACTGCTTGCCCAAAAACATTAAGCTCAACGCACTTCTTAATGGCTTTTGTGATGGGTAAGAAAGAACGCTTAAAAGCGTACATGTATTTGAAGTCTCTGTATTGTATGCATCTGGGTGCTTTGCCAGTTTCCACTTTACTTGTTGGAATCTTTTCGAACTTGACAAAGAATTTAGTTCTGGATTGTGATTTACCAAATATCACCCTCCTTTCCCGTATCTGATCATAAGCATTTTGGTATCTCTTTTTGATGTGAGCTCTACACGTAGACATCATTTCCGTATGACTGACTGGTGTGTAGGGCTGGGTGTCTTTGAGTCCCAAAATAAATAAATCCCAGTTTTTTACATATAGCTCTTGCAAACCGTGTACTGGGTTCCACAGTTCGGGCAAATCGTCTGGGTAATGTCGACGATTAAGCGCGTCTATTTCGTTGCAGGCACATCTGTTCCAATAGGTATGTTGTTCAATACCATCTATATCAGACATGTCGAGTATCTGTTGATATGTACTCGTTTTATGAGAGTCTACTAACTGTAAGTTTGTCTTTAGCACAGTGGTTGAAACGAATCCAGCGTAATTTTTCCTCCAAGATTCGCCGGGCTCTCCTACCCTGCGAATACGGGTCGCCACATCACAGAGTTCTTCCATGATAGTTGGCGGCATAAATACACTACGATTAATCCTTTTCAAATCCACCCCACAACATTTTGCTGGACAAGTTAGTAAACACGCTCAAGCTTTGGGCTTATCAAGCTTGAGGCTAGGTAGCAAAGATCCAAAGATGCTACCCTGACCCGCTCGAGCGCCGAGTAGGTCGATTCTGCCCAAATTGCCTCTGGCAGTGTCGGATATATGTACGAGAGCATCGTAGACATCACTGTTCTTCAAGCGCTGTCTAAACTCCAACTCTGCGGCATCTACAAGAAAAGCAGCCATGACGGCCCTGGTCATCTTCTCATAATCTGCCTCACTATCCATCTCTGCTCCGGCTTTTACCATTAGTACTCTAGCATCTGATATCATTTGATGCATAGTTCCGGAGTCTCTAACCTTCATGAAGTATTTACACTTCAATTGGTATACGAGGCGTTCATCAGCCTCTATGCCTTCGCTGTTTCGATAGGACTTGAAACTCTTCCTTTTGAGTACACTAAACGTTCTGCGTGGTGTATGCACATCGTCAGTACCAGTACCAGTCTCACAGGCCATGCCAGATTGGCATCCCCTGTCTTCGACGACAGGGATTTCATTAGGCCCGTATCCTCCCGATACTGCTTCTGTCAATGCAGGCACCCTATGCAGAGTCCCAACCTTCATTAATTTTGTGCCCACGTCGATATCATTGACGCTGTCGGCAACCCATTTACTGATAGTTTTGGCCACGATAGTTTTCTGCTCCCTATTCAAACTCGCCACGCCCGTTTTTGTGAGCTTGGAGTTTTCTGGGTTTGCTATTTTCATCGCGGCTATCTCAGAGATGGTTCCCTCATCTAGCACTTTCGCGTCACCCAAGTTAAAATTGGCTTCGCTAGGTTCTTCTAACACGGCGCACTCATCGACTAATTGATTGTAGATATTAACACAATCTGTATTTATGTCGCTCTTGTGTGCAGTTGTTGTCATAGTGACTTTGGCCCTATTAGGAACCACAGCCTCTCGATTCCCGTGTGAGAACTTAATGTTGGTTTCTTTCCCCAATGGTTGGGGAAATATCCACCCGTCATTTACAGCGATTCCACATTTCGCGGTTTCAGCTGCATGCTCATATCTGCTTACGGTGTTACGTAAACTGCGCTCGACGAAGCGTGGCATTATGCCGCGGGCGGTCAACAACCTTTTTCTAAAGGTGTAGCCTCGTCTACTATGAGTCTTACCATCGATGGTAACTTGGCCGATGGCGGCCGCTACGTAGTCTATTGGTGCGGGTTGGTAGCCCGGAGATATCAAGATTGTATTAAACATTTTAAGCGCAATAAATCGTGTTATCGTATGTCGTAGTCTTATTTTTGAAAATTCGGGTTTTGAGTTCCGCGCCTCCTCCAAGCCTAAACTAGCCCTTTCGCGGACCAAACGCCTTTCGGACTTCAATATTGAATTGTGCCAAGCGTTACGCTTGCCCATACGGGTACCGATAGGCTCGGGTGGCCATAAGAACTGCCCGATAATGGCAGGACACGCCGATACACATTTCAGTGTATTCACCCCAGCGCCGCTCTTGCGGTATTACAGGACATCCACTATTCGTGGCTGGATCACTAGGCGGTGTCCGCCCCCGGATGCATGCTTGACTAACACCGGGTACCGATGGTGGGCGAGGTGCAGGTTTTGTGCCCCTCGCCACACCCCCGTCGGGTGCGGGTTCCGTATACAGCAACTTGCGCCAGCAGCTTCCGCCGCTTGCAAGCCAGGTGTCCCCACACATGTATACGTAACAATAGTATGGC